TCAATGCTCAGAAAAAGGCGTTAGCCTACTACTCTACAAGGATGCCCGTGTAGATATGCGAATCCTAGACGAGACAGTAGGAGCGCTCAACTGGCAAAAAGAATATAAGCGAGACAACCAGAACTGCGTAGTGTCAATCTGGGATGAATCTAAGCAAGCATGGATAAGTAAGGAAGACACCGGAACTGAATCAAATACGGAGAAAGAAAAAGGTCTAGCAAGCGACAGTTTCAAACGAGCCTGTTTCAACTGGGGAATCGGAAGAGAACTATACAGCGCTCCGTTTATTTGGGTAGGAGCAGATAAGGCAGATATCAAGACGAACCCAAAAACAAAGAAACCTGCCTGCTACGACAAGTTCGTGGTACGGGGAATAGACTACAACGAAGATGGAGAAATCTCGTTCCTTGAAATCGTAAATCTCACAAAGAAAAAAGGAGCTTACCGACATGGAAAGCAAAAATAACGATGAATTAGAAAATGAGATAGCGTTCGCAGCGTTCGAGCTATACGGAGAGCCTACCATAGAAGATTCAGAAGATAAGAGATTGCCTAATGGACAGCAAAATTACATTCTCCCAGATGGTTGGGTAAGCAAGAAAAATAAAAGGCAAGAGCGGCTTTATGACAGATGGAGATTCGTAGAGTATGGCGAATAAGCGAAAGTTCAAAGGCGAAGGTATGACATACGATGAAGCCATGGTCCATTACCAGAACTATGATATGAAAGTCGAAGACATTGCCAAAGCCGTAGGGGTATGCACAAGACAGATAGAGCGTGAAGCAAAGAAAAGGGGGATTTGCAGAAGCTTTAAGGAAGCCACGCATATTGCAGGCAAGTTTAGAGATTATTCGCATCAAAGGAAAGTAAGCGAAATGCGCAAGAACAAAAACAAGCGAAAAAGTTTACCGCTTGGATTGAGGTTCGAGCTATTGAACAAAAATCCAAGATGCGCGATATGCGGACGGACAGCAGCGACAGGAGTTCTAGAAATTGATCATATCGATAGCGATCCATCGAATAACGACCTAAGCAATCTGCAAGTGCTATGTGCAGACTGTAACATGGGCAAATACTGGTCGGAGCAACTTAAAAAGGAGAAATATATCAAGTAGCAAACAAAGCTTGATGCCGACTGCGAGCGGCATCAAGCGACCGCCTTCAGGCAACAGGCGTTAAAGAGTCAATGCAGTGCCTAAATTATCGCTCAGAGTAAAACCCAAAAGATATTTAGCAGTATGGCTTAAGTTTTCAAGTTCTTATCAGATATAAGAATGACTTATAATTCATGATTCTCTGAGCAACCTAGGGAGCGAAACCATAGAGTATAACCTACTCTCCAATCATACGCGCTCCCTAGCCATGAAAGGAAAATAACAGAAAATGAGAATAAGCAAAGAAGGAGAATGTGCTGGCAAAAGAGTTTTTTGGAGTTACAAGAAAGCGAAAGAAGTTGCCAGGAGATTAAAGATAAAGGGAGAAAAACCACAACATCCATATCGATGCAACTATTGCCACGCATGGCATCTTACTAGCCGAAGAGATATAGAAAACAGGATAGGGGATGGGAAGGACTATACATTTAACAAAAGATATAGAAAACAGGATAGGGGATGGGAAGGACTATACATTTAACAAAAGCCGATGAAGCAAAGTTCCACTTAAAGATTGAAACAGAAAGTGGCACTTATGAGTATGACTCCATCAAGTCCTTTGCATACAAATGGTGCGATACGCCAGTAAAAGGAAGAATATACAACATCGACACCAAAGAAACGGCAAGATTTCATTTGAGATTCAAAGCTATAGAAGTCTATTACGAGTATTACACGATAACAGAGTTCTTGGATGATTGGCAAGATTTCGATGAGTGGCTAGAAGATGTAGAAAAAGAAAATACGAAAGGATTAAAAACATGGACTTTACATTAGACAGAAACGAGCTTAAGGCACTTTACGAAATTACACTTGATGCTCTGGAGACTACGAAAGAAAGGATTGTCAATGCCGACCAATTTGGTGGAAGCCTTAGCGTCTTTGAGAATCTATCAGCAGAATTTAGCGTGAGAACAACTTTAGCTAGAAAATTACATGATGCGTTCTCGAATATGTGCAACGCAGAGCGCGAAGAGATTGGCTTACGACCAGTTTCAGAACTTTACGAGGACGGCGATGAAGCTCAGGAATAAGAAGACAGGCGAGATTAAAGAATGGCAAAGAGTAGGGGCAATCGATTATGGCGAACTGAACGAAGTCTATGACTCTGCAGAATACAACTCACTTGCCGAACTCAACGATGAATGGGAAGATTACAATCCAGTAGAGCCACTAATCGAAGACGAGAAAATACGCAAGGCAGTCAGAGCGTGGGCAGAGGCGTGCGGGGCAGAACAAGTCAAATATAATATTGCCTGCAACCAATATTATGATGTAAGGGGAACTGGCTTCTCTATAAAGTTCTTGTATAAACCAGTTGAGGTATGGATGGAAGATGGCAAAATCTACACCATCACCGAACTCTGCGGAGAGGAGGAAGAAGATGCCGGAAACTAGAACCATATACAATTTAATAGTTTCGCGCCGGTTCTACGATGCCGAAGAACATTGCAAGCGAGACAAGGGAGATGAGTTTAGTTTAGACAATGCTCGTCGAGCTAAGTTCCTTATAAAGAATGGATTTGCTCAACTAAGCTCGATAAAGCATGATAAAGAAACCAAGCCAGAAGACCGAGTAATCGTATATAGCTCAAGGTTAGCGCGCATTGGCGGCATAGAAACAGCCATCAAGAACATGGCCGAAGAGTTTACCGAAGTTCCTTTCCAATTCATTATCTACTCGTACGATGACATTGAATCTCTGTTCGATTTAGGAAAATACCACGATCTAATCGTAGATAACGGCGTAACGAACAAGTATAAAGGCAAGGTTCTACTTATTGAAAGTTTTGATGCCGCAGGACTAGTCGGGGATAGATTCGATGTAAAACAAATCTACGAGTTTAGCCATTGCGACTGGATAGGGCTTATCGACCACGGAACGAAGATGAAGCTATCAATCCATCCGAAAGCCAAGTTCATTGCAGTATCGGATACTTGCCAGATAGGGCTTAAATCAGTTTACGGAATAAGTAGTACGGTAATTCCGAACATCCTAAAAGCCCCAAAGCGAGATAGACTGGTGTTCGTAATGCTAAGCAGAGCATCTAGCGAGAAAGGCATTGATGTTTTGCTTGAGTTCATTAACCGTTGCGAAAATGCAGGCAAAGATTTCGTAGTGTTTCTTAGTTCGACAATTTTTCAAGCAGAGCCAGAAATGCAGAGGCGAATCACGAATTGCAGCCGAATCGTTATCGTGCATCCATCTAGATACTCACAAGAGCTTCTACGCATGGCAGATTACCTAGTCCAATTCTCAGCCACAGAGAGCTATTGTTTCTCGGTACATGAGGCCATTGCTAGTGGAGTGCCAGTATTATGCTCGAAAATCCCAGAGTTTAAGAAAATCGTTAAGCAAGGTAAGAACGGGTATATGTTTGAACGAGACTTGAGCGACCTAGATATAGATGCGGTCTTTAACAAGATACCTAAGTTTGAAGGCAAAGATGAGCCTTACGACAAAGAAACTTGGAACAAATTATTCGAGGGGAAACTATGAGCAAGATTTCAGTAGTAATACCATGCTTTGTGCAGAATGAGCGAGTCGCCAAACTTTTAGGAGATATCGTGGATAAAGTAGCTTGCCAAATTACTGGCAAGGAACACGAGCTGATAGTTGTCGTGGATTCTACGACCGTTCCAATCTGCATCAAAGCAGATAAGGTAGTGGTTCTAGATAGGAATTGCGGCGTAGCGTTCGCAAGAAACGCAGGTGTAAAAGTCGCAGAAGGCGATTGGGTAGCATTTTTTGACGCAGATGACTCCATACCGGACAATTCGATTGAAATTCTAGAGACTAGCGCAAATGCAGCCGCTCCAGAAACGGATATATTGCAGTTTAAGGCTAAACATAGAGACGGTAACATTGCATACCCAGAGCCATGCGCTTGGGGCAAGCTAGTGCGCCGTTCTTGGATCGGAAAAGGTTTCGACCAAGACCAACTTATCGGCGAAGAAGACACGCTGTTCCTTTCTAAGCCATCGAAGAAACAATACATTCCAGAAGTCGTTTATTATCATCAACCAGAAGCCAACCCGGATTCTCTAATGAAAAGGTTTTGGCGTGGGGATATTAAGAGAAGGAGAGATGATTCTCTGACTACCGACTAGCAATGTGTTATTTCTGAAATTATGAAGGGAATGACAATTACATTCACTAAGAAAGACTACTCTGGAACTACGAGAGACAAGTTTGGGAACATCGTTCCGACAAACTCAACCATAGTAGTAGATGATTGCTTGGTTGGCCCAGTTACTGAGCCAGTTTCTCAAAGAGAACAGCAAGCAATGGAACAAGGCAAGATTCAAGTTAGAGTGCACCTTCCAAAAACTTATACTGGCGATGTCTCAGACTCGGACTTTACATATGACAACAAAGTATTCCATTTAGACTCAGATTCCGTTGTATTTATGCCGGAGAATTGCCCAACAAGGTGGAATAGGTATTTTAGAGCGGAGGCGCATTATGAGTAAGCGAAACCTAGAAGAAATCGTTATCGAATGGATGAACTCTATTGCCCCAGACTACCCATGCTCATCTGAGAAACCTAAGAATCTACCAGAGAAGTTTTCCTTAGTGGAAAGACAAGGCGGCCCAAGAATCGCAATGCTTGGCGACTCCGCTAATGTCTTAATCGAAATCTACGATAAGACCTCTAAACCAGATTGCGCAGAGATTGCAGACTTTATCGCAGATTCGGCTAAGACACTTGAAGAAGAATATGCAGATGTTACGAGCGTAACAGTAAATTCAGTAATACCGAACGAAGATACCGAAAGGCAGTATTATCGCTACGAGATATTCCTAGACATCTTCTACAGTCGTGTTTCTGACAACTCGTAACATGCGTGCTAGACTACACTCATAGCCCAGGTGATGCCCACCCTTACCTGGGCTTTTTGGTTTTTCTGACAATAAAAATTGCGTATGTTATTTGTTAATCAACAGATTAACGCAACTGGAGAAAAAGCGGCATGACACAATACTACAAAAAAGACGAAAACGGCGACTTCGTAGAAGCGAAGCTTGACGAGGAGGACATCAATGAGGCTGTAATGCGCCGAATTGACCGAATCAATCGCAAGTATTCCGACTACGACGACCTCAAGCAACAGGTTGCTGATTCAGCAGAGAAACGGAAGTCGTTAGAAGACCAAATCAAAGACCTTACCGAGAAAAATGAAAATCTTGGCAAAGAGGTCGCAACCGCAAAGCTAGCGGCTGATAAGGTCAAAATCATGAGCGAATTTAAGCTCAAGGATGAATTAGCCGAGTTCGTTGTCGGCAATACTGCAGAAGAGATGCGTGAGAGAGCAGAAAAGCTGTCTCGCAATACATCTACAAGCGTAGAGCTGAACAAAGAAGACAAGAAGGACGAAGACCTCTCTCAAACCGCCCAACTTGCCCGTAGTCTATTCGGTCAGAAAGATTAAACTTTAAGGAGTATTTACCACAATGGCAAACCCACTAACTACTGGTGCGCTCGACCTCTCTGCGAAGACTCTTCCAGGTATCTGGACGAAGAACATTCGCTCCGGCGCATTGGCTCGCTTGGCTACTGAAGACCCAGAAATCCGCCCAGGCGATACTGATATCTTTACTTTCACCAAGACCCCTAAAGCTCAGTTGGTCGCTGAGGCTGGCAGCAAATCTAGCATGGATGCAACTCCAGCTAAGGTTACTGCACACACGCATAAGGTCCAGATTACCTATCGTGTTACTGACGAAGTTCTCACGGCTTCCGAAGAGTACCAGCTCCGCGTTCTTGATATGCTCATGGGCGCAGTTGCTAAGGGCTTGAGCCGCGCAGTCGATACAATCGCTTTCCACGGTGTCAACCCTCTAACTGGCGAAATCGCAGAATCCGTTTCTAGCTACTTTACTAAGAGCGGTAACGGCGTAACGACTATCAATGTCGGTTCGGATAAGCCATACGAGAGCATCGACAAGCTTGCAGAAGCTATCCAGAATAACGGCTACAGCGCAACAGGTATCGGTCTCGACCCATCCTTCTCTGGCGCTCTTGCTCGCTGCCGCAACAACGGTCAGTTAATTTACCCAGGTTTGGGCTTCGGCTTCAACATCGACAACTTCGAGGGTATTACTGCTGCTGTTTCTGACACCATCTCTGGTACTCACGAGCTTGCAACTCCAGAACTTCGCGCTATCATCGGCGACTTCGATGCCTTCAAGTGGGGTATCGTTGGCAATGTTCCATTTGAAGTTATCCGCTACGGTAACCCAGATGGTCTTGGCGATCTCAAGCAGACCAACCAAGTTGCGTTCCGCGCTGAGGCTCGCTTCGCCTATGCAATCCTTGATCCAAAAGCATTCGCTATCCTCAAGGGTTCGGCACTCCCAACGGCTTAAAGATTGGGGCTATGATAAAGACCGCTCGCAAGGGCGGTCTTTTTCTGACATCTGACAAATTATTTTGTAATTGTAGAGATAAGTATGGCTACTGAAACGCAGAGAAGCTACATCAAAGACTTAGCCGTGCAGAGGCTAAAAGAGTTCAAGGAGTTCAAAGAAATGCTTTACTCCAAGGGCATTGTTTCCCCTACTGCTCAGACCGTGAAAAACGCGCAGTCCGTAGATGCGATTCTAGATGCTACTACTGACGAGCAGGCTTCGGAAATGATTGCCGCGCTACTCGAAAAGCAGATTCCAGTTAGGAGTAGAGCTTTTGCACAGAAACGCTCAGAGCGAGTGATTAGCTTATTAGAAAAGATTAAGAACACGGCAGAGAATTGGAGTTACGATGGATTACAGTAGATTGCTACCTTCGATTACCCCAGACCTAGTAGAAGCCGTTAGGCTGATTCTTAACCCAGAAATCGACCCAGATATCCGTACGCTCAATCTCGAAATTTTGCTTCGAGAAGTTGGAACGGAAATTTACGAAGTTATTTATGCGATGAATGCCTATGATTTCGGTATCGAATATACGACCGGAATTGGCATTGACGATTACTACTATACGCTAGCAAAGCAACTCTCAGAATCGGTCTCTCTAGGTGGATATGACGAGATGATGGCTAAGCTAGAAGATTATACATACTACCAAATGGACAAAGGCCAGTATGATGCATTTAAGACTGCTTCGGATAGCGGCCAGAGGCCTACGGCAGAGCGAATCGAGCGCTCTAATTGTTGCTCATTCTGTAGAGATAGGGAATGGGGAAAAGTAGAGTACCCAGACCATGAAATGTGGCGTAGGCACGATAAATGCCGAGGCATTATTAAGGTTCAAGGCTGGAGAAGCCGAAACGGTACATTAAGCGGATATGGCTGGAAACGATATAGGAGATAATCATGCCAAAGAAAACTACAAAAGCTACAAAGACTAAGGTCGTGGAGAAAAAGCCCGTACAAGCGGAATCAGAGCCTCAGGCGAAAGATTTTACGGTGCAGGTGCAGGCAACTCTCGACTTCCAAGACATTGTAGAAAATAAGATTCGCAGAGCTGGAGCAGTTTGGACTGTAGATGCAGATAGAGCAAAGAGGCTAACTGATTTAGGTTATGCGAGAGTATTATAATAAAACTAAATTAAATAACTACGCTACAGCGCGGTTAAGTCTGGACTAAAAAGGGATAAGAGAGATGCCAGACGAGAAGTATATCTTACAGCAAGCCGAAAGGCTTACGAAAAAACTCGGCAAGAGAGTTTACAAGACAGCGGAGAAATATCGCTACTATAACGCAGAAAACACGGTCGGAGACCTTGGGATTAGTCTTCCTAAGAACTTCACTATGGTAAAGCCTGGCGTTGGTTGGGCTAGCCGTGCCGTTAATACCTTGGGGGATAGGCTCAATTTTGACGGCTTTATTAACGATACATTCAGCCTTAATCAGTTAATGGACGATACAGGGGCAAGGAAAGTTCTTAATAGGAGCATCCAGGATGCCCTTATCGCAGGTTGCTCATTCGTTGGTATCGAAAACACCGAGGAAGGGGATATTAAACTAACCCCATTCACGGCCATGGAGGCAACTGGCGAAATTGACGAAAGGACAGGCTTGCTCCGTAGAGGCATTGCCGTTCTTGAGTGGACCGAAGATGACGATAACTGGAAATGGTACGGCAAGAGGCCAAAAACAGTCGTTCTATTCGAGCCGGACTTTACTGCAGCCATAGATGGCAAGAGAGTGGTTGCTTATTCGCCTAACCCGACTGGCAGACCATTGCTCCATGTGATTACCCATAGGCAGAGCGCAGACCGCCCATTCGGTAAATCTCGCATTAGTAATACCGTTCGCCGAATCGTGGATGAGGTCGGAAGGCTCAAAGTTCGCTATGAAATTGCGGCAGAGTTTTACTCGACTCCGCAACGCTACATCCTTGGTCTTGATGAGAATCAGTTGGCTAATGGATCGCTCAGCTCAGAAATAGGCAAGATTTGGGGTTTGACTGCTGGCGAAGATGGCGAAAAGCCTACTGTTGGCCAGTTAGCCCAGATGAGCATCAACCAGTTCTCAGACCAGAAGAAAGACCTCGCAAGGGATTTCTGCGCCGAGACCGCCTTGACCCTACGAAACCTTGGCTACGAAACCGCCAACCCAACTAGCGCAGAATCGCTCTCGGCAATGTCTGATGACTTATTACTCGAAGCGCAAGACTGCCAGAGAGAGCTTGGCAAAGAGTTTAAGGACATTATCTTGTCTATGCGTATGCTACTCGACAAATCTAGCTCAATCTCTGAGAGAGCAGAAGAAATCGAGCCAGTTTGGATGCCGATATTCCAGACAAATGTTGGTGCGGCAGGCGATGCGATTTACAAACTGTTGCAAATTATGCCACAGTTAAAGGACTCTCCGGCTACCTATCGTATGCTCGGGCTAACAGTTAAAGAAACAGACGAAGTTCTCAACAAAGCCAGGAGAACGAGAGATTCGCAATTTATGGCAACGGAAGGAGCTGAGAATGAGTAATTTCGCAACTGTAGCCGACCTCAAAAAATACTGGAGGCCGCTCACTACTGAAGAGCAAACCAGAGCAGGATTTCTTATCGAGATAGCAAGCTCAAGATTGAGAATCGAGGCACAAAAAGCCGGAATCGCAATCAACGACAGAGTGATGTATGACGAAGACTACGCTCAAGCGGTAGAGCTTGTCGTAATGGATGCTGTAAAGCGAGCTATCGCAACCCCAATAGACACACCGCCTGTGGATAACTTTAGCCAATCGGCTGGGCCTTACTCTGAAAACTATCGTTTTACAAACCCATCTGGAGACCTTTGGTTCAAAAAAGCGGAACTACGCTCTATCGGTATCGGAGTCGCAAAGATGAGTTCGATTACACCAAATACAAGAAAGGATGTTTATGGCGAATAAAGTTTACAACATGGCAGGCGGTAGCCACTCTGCCGAGGCATACTCTGCATTCGAAAACGCAATGTATGGATCATGCGTTGCGACAGAAAACGATTATGCGATTAATTCCGTAAGTGGCATGAATGTGGTTCTAGGAACTGGCTACGGTCTTATTTCAACTGGCACGGGCTACGCTCGTAGAATTGGCTCAGATTCGACAAATAATGTAACAGTAGCCGCCGCATCGGCTTCGAATCCAAGGATTGATGCGATTGTTGCATATATTGACATGGCAGTTAGCCCAAGCACTTCCTACACGGACAACTCGAACAACATTCTGAAATTTGCATCAGTAGCAGGTTCGCCTTCGGCAAGCCCAACTGCCCCATCTGCTTCCGCTATTACGAACGCAATCGGCGCAGGCAATCCATACATGATTCTCTACTATGTGAATGTCGGAGCAGGCGTTTCATCGCTTACAACGACAGCTTTAGTAGATAATCGTAAAATTGCCGGAATTGAAGCAGGCCCAACTATCTCAAGTGGCTCTACTGCTCCTAGCGGTGGCAACGATGGCGATATCTACATTCAGTATTAGGAGGAATTATGCCAACAATAGTAGTAGCAACTCCGCAAAACCCAACGAACGGCGTATACACCTCTAAACTGGAGATACAATACTCGTTCTCAAAAAACACAAATAATCGTACCTGGAGTCTATCTGCGAGCCTTGTTTTTACCGTTCCTTCTGGCTGGCGTTATGGCCCATGGAACAATACTGGAGCATATAGCGGTAAATTGGTTGGTAGTGGCATCCCATCGCTCGGAGCAGGCGCTCATACGCTCGCAACCTACTCGACATCTGGTGACTATAATACCAATGGCGATGCCCCATCTGTAAGCCTAGACTGGGCATTTAATGTTAATTCTCCATGGGGCGGTTATGTGAACCCACACGGCGTCCAGTCAGTACGAGGCGATTCTATTAGCCCGGCAACGCCAGGAGCGCCATCATCGGTTACAATTAGCTCAAATAACCTAGGAACAGCAGACAGCTCATACTACGGTCTAGGAGAGACAATCACTATCAACTGGAGCGCAGCAAGTGGAACTAAGACAAGGTACGACCTTGCTCGCAAAATTGGTAGTGGATCATGGTCAATTATCGCAACGCCAGGAAGCTCAGCAACGAGCGCAACTGATACGATTACAGACACTACGGTTATGCCTGGGCAGACAGTCCAGTACAGAGTACGCGCAGCGAATGGAGATTATCCTAGCTCCTATACTAACTCAAACACCCTAACCGTTGTCGGAGGAGCGAAAGTCAAAGTCAATGGTACTTGGAAACTAGGAGCAGTCTGGCTAAAGGTAGGTGGAGTGTGGAAACGCGCAAAACGAACCTTTGCTAAAGATACTACCTGGAAACTATCGAAATAGTCTCAATATCTGACAATTTAACCGTTGTCAGATATTTTTTACTCAGAAGCCGAGCCGAAAGGTTGGACTACTACTTATATTGGAGAAATTAAATGGACGCAAACAATGTTTCATTTGGTAAGCCAAAAGCTACCGGATGCGTTTTTGTCGCTGCCTACGGTACTGAATTGCCTACCGATGGCACTAGCCCTCTAAATGCTGGCTTTGCCAACATGGGATACATTAGCGAAGATGGCTATGTAGATAGCATCGAAACCGAGACTGCTTCAGTCAAAGACTGGGGCGGCAAGGAAGTTCTAAGCTCACAGAGTTCCTTCAAGGAAACTCACACGGTCAACTTCCTAGAAGCTAACGAGGATGTTCTCAAAGCTTACTATGGCGCAGAGAATGTTACCAAGGAAGGCAACAACTTTACCGTTAAGGAAAAAGGCGCAGAGCTACCAACCGTTTCTGTCGTTATCGAGACCGTTCTTACTGGTGGCCGTGTCCGCCGTATCGTCATTCCGATGGCTAAGCTAACCGACCGCTCAGGCGACCGCACTTACAAATCGGATGAAGCAATCGTGTACCCAGCAAAGTTTAGTGCATCGCCAGACACAAGTGGCACTTACCACTACGAATACACGGCAACAACTAGCGTTACTGGGTAATCACACAAAAACTCGTCTTAGCCACCCTAGATCGCAATGGGGTGGCTTTCTTGTTCTGACAAAAATCCGATAGACTGATAGTTATTAAAGTATGGAAAAGACGAGTAAAACAGAACTAAAAAAAGTAAATCTAGACGGCTATGAGTTTGAGCTAGATCCTAATGTAGTGGATGATGTCCGCTTTTTTGAGTATCTTCAAGAGATTGAAGATGGCAGGCCGACAAGTTACATCCGTGTAATTAAACACATACTTGGCAAAGATTACGATGGAGTAATCAAGCATTACGAGAAAAAGTTTGGCAAAGTTACGCTCAAGAAGAGCCAAGAAATCTTTGAGAAGATTACGAGCCAAATCTCCCCAAAATCCTAGCCCTGCATAGAGTACGCAGGGATTATCCAGATGAGCTTGAAGCCGATTTCCAAGAATATTACAACTTAGACATAGCGAATGTTTCGTTTAGTAGGCAAGCGAGATTACTTTTTCAGCTACCCAGTAGATGTAGGGTATTCAGAAAGATTGAACCGGGTCTGACATGGGGTTGGGAAGAGATATTAGCCAACAAAGCCAACTATTTGCTTGAGATGCTAGTGTGGTCAAAGACAGAGGACGCACAAGAAGGCAGGAATAGACCAGAGCCGTATTATCCACCATTTATTAAGAAACCAAAAGTCCATAAGGATGAGGTTGCTATGGATATCGAAGACATCAAGAATGTTCTGACAGCCCCAAGAAAATAGGGTAGAAATAAATTAAATGGCAACAAATTCGAAGAACGCATTTTGGCTCGACATATCAGGTGGTGCAGTCGTTCTTCAGCAGATGGCAGCGGACATTTGCCGTCAATCGGCTCAAGCCATCGTAGATAGAGCAACTGGACTCAGAGGGAGCAAGGCTACCTCATTAGCAGTAGAGATGAGCATTGGCTCGCCAAACAAGCGAGGTGGCGTTCGTGCAGTTGCTAGCGTTGTAGATAAGAGTGCGTACGCCAAAGAGCATTACAGAATTGAGATGAGAAAGGCAGTTCAGAAATCTATTGATGCTGGGCGCGTATGATAACATTAAATTAAATAAGTCGTACGCCACAGAGCGGTTAATTCTGGCAATTAGAGGAGACTAATTCATGGCTACGGCAAACATTGGTAAAGCTTACATACAAATCGTTCCATCGATGAACGATTTTCAGAACCAGGTTCAAAAAGGCTTAGGAAGCGCAGGCGAAGCTGGCGCTAAAACATTTACAAATAAATTCTCAGCTGGAACAGTAGCTGTCGGAACTTTTCTTGGTAATGTTGCAACAAAAGCTTTTAGTGCAGTAGCTAATGGCTTGTCGAGCAGTATTAGTGGCGCGATTAACCGTGTAGATGAGCTTAATAAGTTCGCCCCAACGCTAGCGAATGTCGGAGTAGCAGCAGACGATGCGAACGAAGCGATCAACAAAATGTCCGAAAGGCTTACCGGTCTACCAACCACCTTGGATAGCGCCGCAAGCTCGGTAAAGCAGTTCGTTTCAGCTAATGGAGATGTTTCTAAATCGACAGACTATTTCCTAGCACTTAATGATGCCCTAATTGCTGGCAACGCCCCACTAGAACGCCAAAGCGAAGCCGTAAGGCAGATGTCTGAGGCTTATGCAAGAGGAAAGCCAGATATGAAGGAATGGCGTATCCTTATGGAGACCATGCCAGGTCAAATGAACCAAGTCGCAGAGGCTATGGGCTATGGCTCTAATAATGCACAGGCTCTAGGCGAAGATTTAAGGCAGGGTGCAGTAAGCATGGATGATTTCATGCAAGCAATGGTCAAGCTCGATACCGAAGGCGCAGAAGGACTAAAAACATTCGAAGAACAGGCTAGGACCGCATCTGGTTCTATTCAGACAAGCCAAGAAGTTATGCAAGCCGCCCTTAGCCGTGGCGTTGGTTCAGTAATTACTGCCTTGCAAGGCGAAGATAAAGCTATCAACAAGGCTATGGAATCTGTCGGTAAAGCCGCAGAGGGTATCCTCAGTGGAAACGCAGACAAAATGAAAGCTGGCGCTGAAGGCCTCGCCTCGGCAATAGAATCGTTTGGCCAAACTGCCCCAGAGAAGATTACGCAGATCATTAACTCACTTTCGACATTTATCTCGCAGTATTTACCAACGCTTATTCCATTGCTCGTCCAAGGTCTAGTGGATATCACTATGGCTATCGTAGAATCTCTCCCTGAGCTTATTAGGGTGCTTGTAGAGCAGATTCCAATAATCATCAATAGCATCGTAGATAGTCTACTCGATCCAGAAGTTATCAAGACATTGGTACTTGCTTGTATTGACATCGTAATCGCTATCGTAGAAGCATTGCCGGATATTATTGACGCTTTCATTCAAGCAATCCCGACTATCATTGATGCGATTGTTACGACCTTGCTAGACCCACAAGTGATCACGAAGCTCCTAGAGGCTGGCATCAAGTTAATCATCGGACTTGGCAAAGGCTTGATTGCGGCTATTCCACAGCTATTGATTGCTGTTGGACAAGTTATCGCATCTTTGCTCGGAGCTTTTATGAATCTAGTCGGTCAGTTGCCGACAATCGGTAAGAATCTTATCGAGGGTCTTTGGAATGGTATTAAGGACGCTACATCTTGGATTGTCGAGAAAATCAAAGGGTTCTGCAACTCAGTTCTTGATGCTATTAAAGGCTTCTTCGGCATTCAATCTCCATCTAAGGTCTTTAGAGACGAGGTTGGTATAATGATCGGTCGTGGTGTCGGAGAAGGTATCGAAGATAGCGCCAAATACGCAATTTCAGCTATAGACGACTTAGGAGAGCAGGCTATCGCTGAAGCTACCAAGATTAACTCAGACATCGCAACGGCAATGAGCCCAACATTCGGAACAGCCGGAACTGAAAGCAATCAAATCTCTCGCAACATCCAGCAATACAATGTCTTTAACCAAGTCGCAGACAACCTTGATGTCCTCGAAGCATCTAGGGCGCTAGGATTCGCAGTAGAGGTAGCAATTTAGGAGAAAATATGGAACTAACACTCGCAAGCAGCACAAGAGAAATAAGCCTAAACAGCGATAGCATTTATCTGCAACCAGACCTTGAGGGCTTAACTGGATTACCGAATATTCGATCCACAAACGGTGTAGCTGCAGGCTCGGATGGCGGTTGGACTTCGGCACAGTTTTTCGATGCAAGGTCTATCTCTATCAAGTGTGTAATAGCCAACGAAGACGAGAAGATTGTAGAGAATAAGCGTAGAGAACTAATGTCTCTACTCGCTCAGGGAAAAACGGAAGAGCTTGAACTTAGGTTTACTACAAGTGCCGGAAATGCTTATATGGTTAAAGCAAGAGTAACGGCTACGACAGCTCCACTTGGTCAGATACTTAAGAAACAAGATGTTTTGATTCAACTCAGAGCAGATGACCCACTAATCTACGCATACAACGAAGAAGGCGGAACGGTCGCAACATTGTTCGTCCTAAAAGCAACTGGTGGTTTCGAAATACCGTTCCAGATTCCATTGGTCATTACTGGTGGCGAAGGCTATACGGCAGTATCAAATGTCGGCACGGAAGTTGTCTATCCTACTATCGTTCTCAATGGCCCACTCCACAACCCTCAAGTGATTAACCAGACCAATAACCAGAAAATTGAGTTAGTTAATACGACTCTATCTAGCACGGATGTGGTAGAAATCGACACTAGGACAAGGACTGTTACGCTCAACGGCTCAGATGTCTACGACTATCTGTCTGAGGACTCATCATTCCTACAACTAGAGCCGGGGAATAACACTATGGCACTAATTTCAGATACGGCCTCTGACACGGGTTCGGCGCAAATTAAGTTCAAGCAAGGATTTATTACAATCTAATGAGTAGGTACGCAATCGAGATTTGGGATAAAAGCGGAAAGCCTGTGGCAGATATTCGCAGGCTTTGCTCCAATCTCAAATGGTCTAAAACTCTCAATAACTCCGAATCTGTCTCGTTCGAGATTGATTTGAATAAACTGGAGCAAACGATTAAAGCTCTTGGCTATCAAGAGGATGTTTTTGGTTTTTTCGAAGTCGGTCGCTCAGATATTCGCATTAAGCGCGACAATACCTATATTATCGGTTGCAATGTGTATAGTTTCGGATACCAGACAAACGATCCAAGCGTGAAAGTCTCCGTGCAATGTGTTGGATATCTGAATTTTTATAAGAGCCAGTACATCACGGCTAACTATTCGCAACAGTTCCAAGAGGACATCCTATGGGATGTTATTAGCCAATGCAATGCCAAGACTGGTGGCGATTATGGCGTTCGCCGTGGTAGCGATATCGGCGGAGGTAGAACCAAGCGAGATAGGAACTACTCTCGCAAAGAAGTAGCAAGCTTGATTCTCCAGATGAGCCAAGTCATTGATGGCCCAGATTTTGATTTCACTCCAGACAAGAAATTTAATACTTACGCAGCCAAGGGCGCTTATCGCCCAGATGTGCGCTTAACTTACCCAGGCAATATCCAAGACTTTAGCTTCAACCGAACCGTGGAGAAAGTAGCAAACTACATCTACGGCTTAGGCTCTGGCAACGGCGATGATGCAGTCCAGTCAACGGCAGAGGACGCTATTTCGGAGAATTACATTTATCGCCGAGAGAAAATAGTGTCATGGAACTCCGTTACGCAGCAGGATACGCTAGATGAGCATACGAACGCAACGCTTCATTACTATAAGGACATTATTGAGTTGCCTAGCGTAACCTTGAGAGACAATACGCTCGATTTGTCGCAAGTGGATGTCGGAGACACTATTAGCCTAGAGATACTCTCAAATATCTCGCTACGCCATGTCAACGGCTTTTATCGCATAGAAAAAATAGATTGTACTGTAGATGAAAACGATTCTGAGAAAGTTCAGCTTACTTTTGACAACCTTGATATCGAAGATATTATCCAGGAGCAAGAAAGGAATGATTAGAGCAGGTGCAAACCTAGTTAATCAGGTGCAAGAAATCCAGCAGGAGTTGGATGAGCTTAAAACGGCTCAGTTCTCAAGCCAAAGCTCAGGCATGAAGTTCTACGATGTTTCCCCTAGTGAAGTAGAAATCAATGTGCCAGCGTCACAATCATGGAGCGCAGGCGTAAAGATTTGGCATAAGTTCACTGGGAATCGCCATAAGAACATTCTTGTTCAAAGAGACATCCAAATTACGATTGACGGCATCACGCTCAAGATTGATGAGCAATCTAGAGGTACAACTTATATGTACTCGTCAGGCTCGACATATTTTAGTGTTCGACCATATGTAACAAAGAGCAAGAGTGCGGCCTATGAGGATTTTCAGTTGTCTGTAATCAATTTTAGCCGTTCAAGCTCGTCAAAGGTCAGAGTTAAAACCAAGACAAAAGCTACTGACCGTGGCACAGATGTAATATCTTACGAGGTAAAGACATGATAGAGCGAGAAGGCGAAAACCTAATTAGAGAGATTAGGAGCATTCAAAGAGAGCTAGAAGAGCTTAAGACTGCTCAGAGAGTAGGGAATAGCCAAATTAAGGTAAATTACTTCAACACCGGTTCTACTATGCTCAGTTTTCAGACTGTACCTAATGCAGACAACCAATATATGAGTGCTATGGGTAAGGCTAAGGTTAAGTTCGTATGCGATGATATACATACTCCAAATGCTCTTATTGCCTACTGTTTACCAGAGATTCATCTTGGTTCTCCTACTGGAACTCTAATTACTACGGAAAGCTCGTACTCGCAGCCAGTCTCAGGCATAATTTTCAATGCTAAGTCTACTGGAGATAACGATGCGAGATTTAATATTCAAGTATTCGACATGAGCATGACTGGTTCTAGACTTTACGCCAAGACATTATATGTAAAGTTCCATGTATGGATGGCGGCGAAAGAACTATCAAGATTTGAATGGGGTTCAGGTAATTATGAGTAGAGTAGATAGCGGTCTAATTAACATGATTGACCAAATAGAAAAAGACCTTGATGAGCTTAAATCCGCTCAGATATTCGGTTCAGACTCAATGAATATCAATAGTTGGACGAAAGAAGTAACAACTAGTGGAACTTACAGAGTAACCTTAGCCCCATCACAAGGCTCGCTCGGAGTTCTGCCGATGGAGCTATCAGCACAAACAGACCCTAGTTTAGCCTATGGCTACCCGCCAACGCCAGTTTTCAGATTTGATGGAACATTCCAATGGAAAATATCTTTATCTGATCCCGTTAAAATAATGCTCCGATGGATTGGTGCCGGAACAGTAACTTGGGAGAAAATCTAATGGGAAATCGAGTTTTACCAGATGGAACAGTAATGGAAGATTCCGTATGGCAACAGGTCAGAAAGCGAGCTATCGCAAGTAAAGACCCGGTCTGTGCGCTATGCGGAGGGGCTATTGATATGGATGCTCCTGCCCAACATCCTATGAGTTGCCAAGTAGATCATATAATACCAGTTTCCCGTGGCGGCGCTCCGTACGATATCGACAACTTACAGCTAACTCATGCTAGATGTAACCGTATCAAGGGCAATATGATGCAGTATGACAAGGAAGACCAACAATCTGACAATTTCATACCTATCTCGAATAATTGGTAATTAGAAAGGACTCTAAACAATGCTCAGCTTTACTAGAGGCGACACCAAACGCTACAAGTTCAAACGAAGAGATATACACAATAATGTAATCGAGGTAGAGCCGCAGTCTCTATTCTTCACGGTCGTGAAAGACCCAAAAACAGACCCAACCGTGCTAATTCAGAAATCAATAGACGATTTCGAGGTTACCGAAGATTTTTTCTGGCACTTCAGAATCGAATCAGAAGACACGGCAGACCTGCCATACGGCAAGTATTTTTACGATATCGAAGTAACTCAAGACAATGTTACAACTAGCATCGCAAAGGGGTGGCTCGAATTAACCTACGAAGCTACGGTGAGGTAATATGGCAGATATTTTAGAGAACCCAGTTGATTTAATTGACGACGCTTATGAGCAAGAAATTCAGGTAGAGCAAGAGCCAATCGAGTTTGTTTCTTATCGTTCGTATAATCAGCTCGATGATAAGCCTCGAATCAATGGCGTAGAGATTGTAGGCAATAAGACGAGTTCAGACTTAGGAATTACCGAACAAATCAATTCTGCGGTTAATTCTGAGGCTCAAGCTCGCCAAAGCGCAGACAACGGCTTGCAGAGCCAAATAGATGCTAAGCAAGACAAGCTAACCGAAGCACAGCTCAACGCCGTCAATTCAGGCATCACAGCCGATAAAGTAACGACCTATGACGGTTATGCCGAGCAAATCGCAGGCAAAGCCGAGAAGGGCGAGGTTGGTCAACCTGGACCCGCTGGACCACAAGGGCCACAAGGCGAGCCAGGTCCACAAGGTCCACAGGGCGAAGCTGGGCCAAAAGGTGATACTGGTCCTCAGGGCGAGCAGGGTGAGCCTGGTCCACAAGGTCCACAGGGCGAAGCTGGGCCAAAAGGTGATACTGGTCCTCAGGGCGAGCAGGGTGAGCCTGGTCCACAAGGTCCTGCAGCTACAATAGAAGTCGGCGATACTACTACACTTCCAGCCGGCTCAAGTGCATCCGTGACAAACTCCGGAACTACTTCTGCTGCAATCTTCGACTTTGCAATTCCACAAGGCCAAAAAGGCGATAAAGGCGACAAGGGCGATACTGGCCCAGAAGGCCCACAAGGACCACAGGGTCCAGCTGGGCAGGACGGAGAACCGGGCGAAACTGGACCACAGGGTCCTCAAGGCATCCAAGGAATTCAAGGTGAGCAAGGTCCACAAGGTATTCAAGGCGAGACTGGTCCAGCTGGAGCTTCAGCAACTATAGGAGTAGGCACAACCACGACATTGCCTTCTGGATCTAGCGCCTCAGTCACTAACTCTGGCACATCATCGGCGGCTATTTTCGACTTCGCTATTCCGCAAGGCCCTAAGGGCGACAAAGGCGACAAGGGAGATACTGGCGACAAAGGCGATACTGGACCACAAGGTCCACAAGGTAGCCAAGGTCCACAAGGTAGCCAAGGCCCACAAGGCCCAGCCGGGACAAATGGCGTAGATGGCTTTAGCCCGATTGCTACTGTTACACAGACTTCTACTGGAGCTACGATTAGTATTACTGATTCTCAAGGTACTACAACTGCTAACATTACTAATGGTTCTGATGCTAATGTTCCAATAGCAACGGCATCTGTAGCTGGTAAAGTTAAACCAGATGGAACGACAATCACTGTTTCATCTGATGGAACAATAACTTCTACTGCTACATACACTCTACCTCAAGCAAC